AAGACCCCGAGCAGAGTCCGTAAGCGCATGGCCTTGTGTGCCGGGTATTGCGCGCTGTTTAGTCCACACCATGCCACCCTTACCAGCAAGATCAATCCCGTTCACAATGTTAAGTGTGGTACCTGTCCCTGTGTACGTGTACGCGCTGAATACGTCGTCCACGTAAAGCGTCTCAGCCCCGCCACCCGCAAGTAATCTAGCCTTGAGCATTACGTTGTCCCCAAGAATGAGCCGTACAAAGTCCCGGCCACTTGCCAAAGGGTTATCCAGTTCACACCCGTAGAAACAAGCGTTGGAGCTACACCAGAACCACCTACCTTAGCCCACACAGTCGTGGGCCAGGTTATTGAGTACGCTCCTGCTGTAATGCCCAGAATCACGCTTTGACCGTCTGCAAGGGACTCTGTGAAGGTCGTATTGGCTGATAGTGTCTTGGTCTGGATAGTGCCGTTAGCTGGGTCTATGACCGTGCCTGAGAGCGCATAGACGGTTTCTGTGTAGCCTGTGAGGGTTTTGTTTGTGAGGGTCTGCGCCGTGTCCGCCCCCACCAGCGTCATATCCGCGTCAGGCACCGTTAGCACCCGCGTCGTTGCTGTCGTCAGCCCGTCCACCTCGAAGCGCACTTGCTTGGTGGCGTCTGCGCTGCCTTTGACAACGGGGTTGGTGTCAACGAATGCCGCTGCGCTTGCTGCGACTGCTGCGGATGCTGCTGCTGCACTCGCGGAAGCGTTGGCCTCGCCTGCTTTGGTTGTTGCGATACCTGCTCGCGTCGTCGCTATACCCGCCTGCGTGGTGGCGGTGCTGGCTGATGTACTTGCGTTACCCGCCTGCGTGGTGGCCGTGGATGCCGCTGTGCTGGCTGTGGACGCACTCGCCACAATGGCAACGCGGGCGGCCTCCACTTCGACCGAGAACGTCGGCAGTTGGCTGTCAAAGAACGTGTCAACGTCCGTGCGGAATGTGGCGCCGGTTCTGTCCAGCGCGGGGAGTGCGGTTATGGCCATTAGATTAAACCCTCGATTTCTAGGTTGGTGAGGTGGTGGGCAGGGTACGCAACGTCAATGGAAAAGTCTTTCCAGAAGCCGTAAACAATCAGCGGCTCAAACCCTGCTTGACCCGTGGCACTGAAAATGCAGGCAATCGAATCAAGCGCTGCCAAGAGCCGGTAAATTCGGTTGAAGTCGGACTTCAATGTCAGCAATTTCAGGTTGTTGCGCTTGCTGTTGCTGCGCCGGGTGACTGTGATGTTTCCAAAGGCATCCGTTGTTTTGGTCGAGTAGCTGACAATGCCAACCGTTGCGCCCATCAGCGTTTCGCCCAACTCGTACACCTTGCCGATGTGGCACACACCACAACCCACCGTCGTGCTGCTGGTAATAGAAACGGTCAACTCACAGCCGGGGTATTGGCTTGGCAGATCGGTGATATTGAGGTCAGTTAACTGCGTGTAGTCTTCAAAAAACCAATCGTAAAAACTGGTGATGATGGTTCCGTCAAGGTCTACGGTCTTGCTGTAGATCGTGGTGCCTGCGGGTGCCGTTTTCATGGTGATAACGGCCTGCGAACCCGACAACTCCAGCAACGCGAGGCCGCTTACCGCGCCCGGTGTCATGACCACGGTGAGCGGGCTGGCGAGGGTGGTGACGGTGCCTACCTTGGTATCAAACATCGCCCACCGGTTGGTGGGCGCAATGGCCAGCCACTTTGGCGTTGCGCCGGTTGTGTTGAGGTTTGGCGCACCGCTGGCGTCAACGGATGTGTGACCCACAAGGCACTCGTAAACGATGTGCAGGCCGGTGGTCATGATGCGTTTGTCCCCCGCCACAAACGTGCCGAATGCCCACACTGCGTAATCAGTCTCTGGTGCCGTGCTGCTGGTCAGCATGGCGTCGGTCAGCGTGACCGGCTTGGTAATGGTCATGGTCATAGTGCTGCGGCCTCCCGTGTCGCGAGGGCGTCGCCGTCTGGCATGGCGCGGCCAAGCAGGCGGGCAGTCTTGCTGGTGTGCCCTGCGGTGGCCTGGGCTTCCGCCCGCAGGCCCTGCACTTCTTTGGTGAGGGCTTCCACAAGAGCCTCCAGGCGCCCCACATCGCCGCTTTTTGCCGCGTTGGGGTTGAATGGGTTGTACGCCTTCGGGATAACGGCTTCGCCTTCGTGGAGCAGGGCCATCGTGTCGTTGGGCAGGTAGTTGGAGCCTTGCGCAAAGGCAGGGAACCCGTTGGCTGTGGCCCATGCGTTGGTGGTGCCCTGCGCCCAGCCCATGTACTTGTCGCCCATGCCTGCATTCCAGCCACTGCTCAACAGGTGCTTTACAAATTCTGCCTGCGGGGTGGTGCTGTTTAACTGTGCGCGGCGGTTGGCTTCGTCAATTACGCCCTGCACGGATGCTGCGTCGGCTTGGGCGACACCATCGACGCGCTTTTGGTACTCGGTTATTTCGGTAAACCCGGCCACGGCGGCAACCTTTGCCAAGTCCGTTGGTGTGACGCCCACGTTGACGTTAGCGGCATTGACAATCGCGGCAGTGGTGGAGCCAGCCTTGTACTCATCTTTGATGGCCTGCGCCACCTGCGTGCCGGTGTAGGTTGCCGCGCCGCCAGATTTGCCGCCTGCGCCCTCGATTTTCATCGCGGTCAGCAGGTTGGCGGTGTTGGTGTTGATCGCCTCAAGCTGGCTAATGACGCCGTTGCCGTCGGCGTCTTGCAGCGCAAACATGGCTTTGAGCGTGGCCTCGCTTGCCAGCGCGGCAAACTGCTGCTGGAACTCTGCCAGCGAAATGCCGCCATTTTGATTGGTGTCGATTTTTTCGAACGAGGTTGCCAAGGTGTTGGACAGGGTGACGCCCAGCGCGTCCACAAACCCGGCCAAGGCGCCGTCTAATGACTGCACCGCAGCGGTGTTTTTGGTCACTGCGTCCGCTTGGGCCTGCGCCGATTTCACCACGGCGTCTAAACGCCTGATTTCCGCGTCGAACCCGTCTTTGATGGTCTTGGTCTGCGCGGTAAGCAGGCTTTGGGTAAGTTCTTCGCCGCTCAGTTGTGCGCCGGTTATGTCGCTCAGTGCGGCAATGTCGTTCGCCGTTTTGTAAAAGTCGCGGGCGTAGTCCTCGAACGTGGCAAACAGTTGCTCACTGGGTTTGCCAACGGTCGCCAGCGCGCTTTGCAACTGCCCATCCAGCGGCAAGCCGCCCCCGCTGCGGGCAGTGGAGAGCGCGGCGCGAATTTGGGCCTGTGCGTTGGCGCGGTAGGCCCCGTCTGAACCCGCAATACGCATGCCGTCGAGCGTGCTTTTGAGGCTGCTGGACAGGCTTTGCAGCTTGCCGATGCTGGTGCCAACCGTGTCAAGACTGGCGCGGATGGCGTCGGCCTGCGCGTTGTAGGCGTCAGCTATTGCGGCCTTTTGGGCGTCTACACTGCCCCGCACTGCAGCCACGGCGGCGTCCACGCCAGAGCGGGCAGCGTCAAGCGATGCTTGCAGCACGTCGCGCAGGGCGTCGGCGGCGATGCCAAGTGCTTCTGCGGCTTTTTCTGATGCCTCTGCGGCATCCTCCTGCGCATACACCTGCCGTATTAGCGCCTGCGTGGCGGTGTCGGTGGTGCTGGCAAGGTCTTTTTGCAATGCTTGCTCACGTTCGGTGGTCTTGCCGGTCAGCACATCGAGCTTTTGCTGCCAGGTGGCGCGGGCGGCAAGGTCTTTTTCCAGCGCGGCTGCGGCGTCGTTTGCAGCCGGGGTGATGCTGGCAAATGCGCCGGATACGGACAACAGGGCCGCATAGGCTTTTTGTGCAGCCTCGCCCCCCAGGTCTCTCATCGACTCGACCAGCGCGCGGAATTCTTCCCGCGTCTTGGGCATGTCGATGTTTTCGATGCTGGTGGCGTAGCGCTGCCACTGCAACACGGACATGCCTGTCGGACCAGTCGTTAAATCAAACTCGCCAGGGATTGCAGTGCGTGTGGTCTTGGTCAGTGCCCCGGCGTCGGTGAGGGTCTTTGTGATGTTGGCGAGGGTCTGCGCCTTCTTTTCTTCGGCGCTGTAAAAGTTTTCGTAGTAGGTGCCCAAGTTTTGGGTTAGTTTGTCGAGTCCGCCGCTGAATTCAATCAGCCCTTTGGCTGCGCTGTAGCTCAGGTCGTGCAGGGCATCAAACGGCAGTTGCACCATTACATCGTGCAAGCCCTTGAACGCCTGCGCGGTATTCAGCAGGTCGTCAATTTGGGTTTGCGATAGGTCGTTAATGTCGCCCACGTTGTCCAGCAAGCCAGACAGGTACTTGGGCAACTCGGAGCCTTGCAGCGCCGCAAACACGGCGCGGCTGGCCGCCACCTGCATGGCCTCCGCGCTGTACGCAATCTCGCCGGTGTTGGCGCGGGAGTTGCCCGCTGCCCCAGCCAGTGCGAAGTTTCCCCGGTTGTTGGAGCCGTAGTCGAACTGCGTAGCCACGGTGCCAATGCCCAGCGCCTTGGCGGCCTTTTGGTATCGGGATTCGAGTCCGTCGAGCAACCTGTTGGCGTCGTCGGTGTTGGTGAAAAACCATGCGCCGTTGCTGGCGTTTTCGGTCAGTGCGCCCTCTTTGTCGTAGCGTCGGATGGCGTCACCAGTGGACGCGAGTTTGGGGCCTCCGTCGCCGCCAAAGATGTTGTCAACCAGCCCGCCAAGGAAGCTACCGACTGCGCCGCCAAGTGGCCCGCCGAATGCCGTGCCAATCACCGTACCGGCAGCGGAGCCCCACTTGCCTTGGCTTGCCGATACCGCTGCACTGAAATAGCTAAGGCCGTTCCCGAGAGTGTTAAGCCCGTTGGAAACGGCGGCAAAGTTACCAGCCTCTCTCACGCTCATCATGCTAGAACCAATTTTCTCAAGCCCGGCACTGTAGGCAATTTCGCCGCCACGGATAACGGAGCTGGCCGCTGCGCTACCGAAGTCGGTAAACCAATCTTTCATGCCGTACAGCGTTTTGATGTCGCTGGCGGTATTGAGTAGCCCACCAACGCCACCAGAGTCTGCGGATTGCGCTGCCGCGTTCATGCCCAAGACGCCCAGCGTTCCGCCCACGGTGGCTTGCACAACAGGGCGCAACACCATTGTTTTAAACATGTTCACCACGGCATCGCGCAGGTTTTGGGCGAAGTCTTTGCCGTTCTCAAATCCGCGCATCAAAGCGTCGGTGATAGCGTCGTTGATCTTGTCGGCGGTTTTCTGCCATGCTTTGGCTGCGTCTTCGGCTGCTTTTTTGTTGGCCTCTCGAACCTGTTTGGTGTCCAGAGACTTGGCAAGTTCTTTGCGCGAGTCTATCTCGCGCTGGATGGCTGCCGCTGCGGCATCGTTGCCGAAGCTCAGTTCAACGGCTTGCTTCTCCCGCAGGCGGGCAATCTCTACCTGCGATATGGCTTGGGCCAAGCTGATATGCTGCTCTTGCGATATGCGCAAGGCTTGCTCTTCGTCTTGCAGTTTCAGCACCTGTGCGGCTACCGCGTCGGCAGAGTTATTCAGGCTGTCAACGTACTTTTGATTTTCTTTTGTAGAGTCTGCCAGGGCTTTTTGGTAAGCGTCGTTCGCACGGGTAACGTCGTCCCCCAGTTGCGTGGCGAGTTCGCGGCCAATCTTCATGCGCTCGTTTTGCTCTTTCAGGCGTGCGCGATCATCGTCTGATACTTTTGGCCCTTTACGCCCTTTGGAATCAAAGACCGTCAGCGCATCGTTGTACTGCTTTTGGAGTATCAGCCCAGATGCAAGTAGCTCTTTGTTATCCGCAATCAGCTTGTTGCGGGCACGCAGCCGCTTTGCGCCTTCGTCGTTCTTGTCGAAATTGGCAAGCAACTCTTTCAGCTTGATCTCTTTCTTCGCGTTGGCGATGGCCTGTTCCTGCGCGTCATCAAGGCGCTTGAAATATGCAAGTCGCTTGTCTTCCTCGGTGGTGTCGTAGCCCAACTTCGCGTAGTTGTCGCGCCGCTTTTGCAACGCGGCACGCTCTTGGTCGCCGGTCATTGGGGTGCCAGCAACGGATGTGATTACAGAAGTTGACGCGGCTTTAACAGCGTCCCACACGGAAGCGGCGTAGCGCCCCCAGGCTTTGGTAGCAACGTCCAACGGACCTATGTTAGCTGCAAGCGATTTTGAGGTGTCTTTGTTGGCTTCGGTAAACGCTTCCTGCGCAACGCGTACTGCCTCGGTTTTGTTGCCTTGTTCCAGCAAGGCTTCGATCTGTTTGTAGGTGGCAAGCGTCAGTCGGTCAAAGTCTGCCAGCGGGTCTTTGGCAAGCGCCACAAACTTCTTGGCGGTTTCCGCTACCGATGCGCCACCCAAGCGTTCGAGGTCGATTGCCGCTTTAGTAACGTCCTGCAGCGTGTTGTCTACTTTGGCACCCGCGTTGATAAAAGTCACCAACGCATCGCTTGCCGCACCACTGCTCACGCCAAGACCGTTAAGTCCTGCGGCAACCGCGTCGAGTTTCGACAAAGATGTGACGCCCTGAGTGCCTGCCAGGATTACCGCGCTACGCAGGGCCTTAACATCCTCGGATGCCTCGTAGGCGGCGTACCCGAGCGTTCCAATTACACCCGCTGCAACCGAAAACGGGTTGACCAGGCCAAGCACGTACCTGCCCATCGCTTTCGCAGCATTACCAACACCACCGAATACGTCCTTCAACTGCCCGCCCTGTTGCAGCAACACCGTGAGCGGTGCTTGGCCGCCTTGGAGCGACACCACAATGTCGGTGAACTGTGCCGGAACTTGGCGCAGCGCTGCCGCTGTGCCTTTGGCCGTGTTGCCGTACTGGTCGAGTATGCGGCCTGATTTCGTGAACTCCGAATTGGCTTGATCCCGTGCGGCTTTTACTTGCGCGTAAGCGTCAAGCAGGGGCTTGAAAGCATCTTTGTCGCCGCCCGCTTTTTCAATTTTGCGACCAAACGCCTCCACGGAGTCTTTGCCGTAAGCGGCCTCTATCGACAAGCGTTTGATCTGCTCGGTGAGGGTGGTGAGCTTTTTAACGGACTGATCAGTTGGCGGCACTTCTGTCGCGCCGCTCATTTTGCCCGCAGTGTCCTTTAGGGACGCAGATAAACGCTTGGCTTCAACGTCAACCGCGTGCAACGCCGCAACGGCACCGGTGCTGTCCCCGTCAAAGACAATCGTGCTTTTGGGTCCGTCTGACATTTTTAGTCTTTCTTGCGGTGGATTTCAGACAGGGCTGCGGATTCCATGACACGAATATCCTCAAGCAATTCGCAGTGGCGCTCGTAGCTCAAGTTTTTCAATGTCATGAAGGTGAACAGGGTGTTGTAGTCAAGGCCAGTAGGGCCGCTCATGCCCGTTCGCCACTGTGTTTGGAGCGCAGAGAACAGCCCAAACACTTCATGGTTTTCAGGCCACACTTCAACCCAGTCATCCTCAAAGTCTTCAAGGGCAAAGCCCGATCCAACAAGGGACGCTGCGGTGACTCGTGGCGCGTACAGGGCAGTAGCGGCCTCGATTAGTTTTTTGCGCGGCCTTCGGTCACTGCGCTGCGGTAGGTTTCCATGATGCTGTTGGCAACACCGGGAAACTCGTCGCACAACCGCTGGAGGTTCCCCTTGTTCAACTCGTCGTCAAGGTTCCAGCCTTCCAGCACTTGGAGCAGGTAGTCGGCGTTGGTGTCGCGGGTGCGGGCCATCACGTCGGCAATGACGACCTTCTCGTCAGTGTCGCCAGCCTTTACACCTGCGTCTTTGAAGATGCCATCAAGGAATGCCCCGAACTCGGTTCGGGTGCGGTATTTGAAGTCAACATCAATGGATCCCTTTGTGCCATCGAGCATGTCCACAGTGATGGTGCTGGGGAACGCCTTGGGGGCCGAACCTAATTTGATTTTCGCCATGATTTTCTTTCGTAAGGGATTCGTGAAATGCCCTTGCCCACCCTGACCGCCTTACGAAGGCGAATCAAGGCGGGTAGGTACAAGGGGATTACGCTGCGTAGCGTGTGTGGCGGTTGTTGCCGTTGAACTGCGCGCTGATACGGTTGATCTGACCGTCTTGCAGACGCGGCACGTCGTTCATGGCGACGGTGCAGGGCAGGAAGGTGCGCGCACCAGAGCGCATGAGCATCTTCAACACGGTGTCGGTCTGCGCGTCGGTCAACGAGCGCATGGCGGTGTAGCCAGCGGTGGTGTCGTCGTCGTCAAACTCCATCGTCATCGAGGTGGCGGTGAAGCCGTCGTTGATGCTGTATTCCACATCGCTTTCCAAGAACTTATAAGTAACAGTCTTGGGTTCGCCGCCGCTGGTGCTGGGGGCCATGACCTTGGACAACTGTGTCCAGGCCGTGACTTCGCGGGCGGTGCCGGTGCCGGTGCCGGGCGGGAAGTGCGATATGCTGGTGGTGTTGCCGTTGTCCAGCGAGAAGCTGTTGGCATCAATCACCGTGACTTCGAACACGCGCTTATTCAGGCGCCCCCATCCGCTGGTGATTTCGATCACGTCGCCAGTGGTAAGGCCGTGGGCGGTGGCGGTGCACACGGCCTCGGTGGCGTTGGAGACGGCAGACACGGTGATGTTGCTGCCGAAGGTTGTGGCTACGCTAAAGAGCGTGCCGGTTGGTACTTGTGCCATGTGTGGCTCCTTTAAGTGGACGAAAAAAAACCGCATTGCTGCGGCTGGTTGCGCCCAAGGCTGGGCATAAAAGAAGCCACCGTTGCGGGTGGCTTCTTTTTGGGGGCTGTGGCCTCTACCGGGTAGAGAACACGTTGAAATCTTGCGTAGCGCCATAGACCAGCATGTCGTGGTCGTAGTCGCTACTGGGTGCGCTCAAGGGTCTTGCCTGGAACGCTGTGGCTTGGATCATTGCGGCTTCAACTTGAAGCATCAAGGCTGATACGCTGGCGCGGGTGTCGCCCCAGACGTTGACTTGGAATCGCCCATACTTTCCGTCTGGGATCGTGTTGTCGGTGTAGCTCAGTGCTTCGCCGCCAATCTGCACGTAAGTGATGTACGGGCGCACGGTAGACAGCGGGGCAAAGTCTGGGAAACAACGATCCCCCGCCAGCGCCTTGATGGCCGTGAAAATGTCAGCTTCAATCGTCATAGCGGTCTTGCGTTAATGCGCTTGGTCATTTCCAGTCGGGCGGCTTCTACTGCACGAACCTTCGCGGCCTCAAACCCGGCACGCAGGAATGAGCGAGGCAACCATTGCACCGGGCCTCCTGGGCGCGGTAGGTAGTAAGCGTCTTTAACGGCCTGCGATGCGCTGCGCTTCGGTTTCGGTTTGCCGCGCATCGCAGGGCGCACTGCGGTGTGCCACTGGCCGTCTGAGCCAACGTAACTGGCATACCGCTGGAGGTAGCCGTACTCCACCAGAACACCGTGCGAGGCGACGGGCAACCCGGACATGGCCGCGTTTTCTTCCGTGCTGGCGTCCCTCTTTTTACCGCCCTTGCGCCAACTTATTTTGTACTGGGCATGCCCAGGGCGCTGGTCGTCTTTGTTTCGGTACTGGTAGATTGACCGCGCCAAATTCCCGCTGTGCGCGAAACCGGCTGCGCGACCTTTCACTTCGTCGTAGAACACCTGTGCCCCAGCCTGAGTGGCGGCTATCACCGATGATTCGATAACGTGACGCAGGTAGTCCGTCTGCTCTTGTATGGCAGGCAGGTTAAAGCTGACTTTGAACTCAGCTAGCTTGGGCATTCAGCACCTCGCAAACTACGTCCACATAAGCGCGGCGAACGTCGGGCTGCACCGCTTCGATGCTGAACACCACGCCATCGTGGGTTATCCGCTGACCAGCATTAACGGCTCTGTGCCGCATCCGAATGCTGGCACGCACCACGGATACGTCCGCACCCGATTTAATCGCGCTGAGGCCCGTTTGGTAGCGAATATCGGCCCATACGGGGGCAACGGTCAGCCATGACGTAGAGGGTTGCCCAATGTCGTCCACGGTGTCTACTTGCGATTGCAATTCGACCCGGTGTCGGAGTTGGCCCGGCCTCATAGCGCCATCACCTGGTATCGCTCCAGCAGGCGGTCAACAAACTGCATTTGCACGGTGGTGGACACGGCACGGCTGGAATAGGCTTCTGTCTCGCGGTTCTCGTACATGGTGGACACCATGAGCTTGATCCACTGCTTGATGCCTTCTGGCACCGCTGCGGCGTCTGCGTAGCCTGCCACGTAGCGCACGGCTACGGCGTCGGGCTGGTTGCGCGTGGCGGGCCAGGCACCGGCGTAGACCGGAGCAACGCAGCCATACCCAAAGTCATCGTTTCCGTACAGCGCATAGAGCGTGTTGCTCAATGTTTGCAGCGCACCAGTGGTGTCGTAATACTTGACGCTGGTAACGCTTTGCACCGGTATGCGGGTCAACTCAAAGGCTTCTGGGAACGCATCAAGCGTCAACTCCAACGTTTGCGTCATGATGGCCCTGCCGGTCTTTTGCTCTGCCATTTCGGTGGCCGCAGTGATAAGCGCGGTAATCAGCGCGTCATCGTCGGCAATGTCCACCCGGCAGTGCAACTTTGCTTCGGCCAGTGTGACCGGGTAGGTGCTGGGCGGTGTTATGAGTTTGAGTGCCATATTGGATGGGAATTAAAAAAGCCCCAATGAAGGGGCTTGGTTATGGTGTGTCTATATGGGTGAACACTTGCGCAATGCCGTATCTGCGATCTGCAGTGTTGCAGTACCGTTTGCAGCCAGCGCGCAATTGATAGAAAGGTTCATATTGGCCTGCCCAGTCTCAACCTTCACCGGGAATGATCGGGCTATCACGCTAATGATGTCCCCGTCTAAATCCCCCATGCTGTCTGACGTATCCATGAATACCGCGTATGACTTGTAGTGGGCCGTACCCTGCGCGATAGACACGGTAGTGACATTGTTACTTTGCAACCGAAACTCAACCTCTGCAACCGTGTACTCTCCTGCCGCGTAGTTGGAACCTGAGATAAACGCAGACTGGTATGCGTTAAGATACTCACCAGCCACGCCTCCAGTGTTAGATATGGCGAATTGCTGCCAGTTGCCTGGATACCCGTCAGTGCGTGCCACGGGTGACACACTCTGCGGAGCAGTCCCTACGCAGGTTCCGACCGATCCGCCGTTCATATTCACAGTCCACGACGATCCAATGTCACCAGATGTACGGGCACCTTTGGCTCCACTGGTTCCACTCCAAACGCCATTTGTCAGCAGGTTTCCTTGTGTTGCAGTTGTTGCGTTGTACGGAATGCCAGCACCGGGGCGTGGAGAAGGAGCCTCCACTAGCTTCTGCAAAATTGGAACCAGCTCACGGGCCGCAAACACGTAAGAACCCTTAGCGGAAATGTGCAGACCGTCTTTGTTGACGCCAGTACCCGATGCGTCTTTGTAGCGTCCGTCTGTGGCAAGCGGGTCAGCGAACCGTGAGTAACCGTCAGCAACGGGCACCCCGAGTCGGCGGCAAAGCCGTATAGTTTCCAGTCGGTGCCACTCTTTCGCACCAGCATACGTGGCATTTAATCCGTCTGCCGGAAAAAGCGTACAGGCCACAACCTTTGAGCCTACCGCTAACCGTGCACGGATGATGTTTTCTAAGTCAATGATGCTTTGCTGGGCACCCGCCATATCCGGCGTCTGGTTCGTTCCAAGGTGAACCACTGTGATTTCCGTACCCACGTTCTGCCATGTGCTTCGGAACTGCCACATATCCGAAGTCGTGGCACCACTGATACCATAGTTCAGGGACACGTCGAACGGGCACCCGAGCAGTAGTTCGGCCCATCCGGTAAAGCCAGATAGATGGCAGCGAACAACAGTAGCTCCATCGGAAAGCTGGACATTCACGGTATCGGATGCATTGCTACCGGGTTTCAACCGATCAAGCACAGCGAGGTAAATGCCGTGGTTTGGTGAACCACTTTCTGCCACCACAAAGCCATTGGCGGCGCTAACCTTCGGGCCTTCTACATCCCCGAACGCTTGCCAAGTGAAGGTGTTGTCTGCAATCCAATACCGAAGAGTTCCATTGCCGACCGAACACTCTGGGTGCACCCGCGCGTAGCGGATCATGTTCGCCCCGATGTTTGGGAAAGAAGTCTTGTAGTAGTACCCTCGGTTGTGGTCAGTGAGAGGGTGGCGTTGGTATCCACCGGCCTGCGTGAGACTGTCACCGAGCCACATAATGGAGCGCGGTCCGTACTGCCTGAACGTCAAATCGCCAGCAACAAGCGACACTGCGCCTGACACAGCGTCAGTGGCGCTCTTGACAAACTGCAAACCGTTACCAGGACCATCCAGGTCGGACACGGCATACCCCAACGCGATTAGTTGCGCTTCGGTGTTTCCGCCCGCTGGATTGGTGACAATCTGGCCTTCGTAGTAGCCATTCCAAGACTTGGTAAATCGGATTGTCATGGTTTATTCCTTTGTTTTGCGTGTGCGTTTTTGCTGGCCCACAGGCGTAGATTCAGCCTGCTCAGTCACCGGCTCGGTCTTTGTGTACTTCGCAACACCATCGCGCACGTAGAACGCAGCCAGCGCGGGGTCGCAACGCATAACGTCGCCCGCTGCAAAGTTTCCGTAGACGCTATGTGAGCCAGTGCGCTTAAATTTGATTTCGACTTGCATGTTTTTCCTTATGCTGGAACGTGGTATTCCGCAAACGCTTGCTCTGCAAACGCTGTGTAAGCAGCTTGCGCTTCTTCAATAGTCAGATACCTACCAAGGTCAACTAGCTTCTTACCAACCCTGCACTGGGCACGCCAGCGCCCCGGCAAGTGCGGTGATTTACTCTTGACGAAGTAGCATCCCTTGATGCCTGTTTTGTTGTTGCTCAACGCTGTGCGGTTTGCACCGTTCTGCGACTTTGTTGCAGGTCGCAGGTTAGAAATTCTGTTGTCGCTTGGGTCGCGGTTGATGTGGTCTATGTACTCAGGCGGTTGTTCACCGTAGTACAGAACCCATGCGATTCGGTGAGCGCCGATGATCTTTCCATCGACCTTAATTTCTCTGTAGCCTTGCCCGTTAACGCTTCCAGCTACCGCACCAGAAACCCACCGCTTTACCTTTGCGTCATTTGTCTTTCGTGTGATCACTCCAGTTTCGTGATCATAGGAAAAACGACTTCTAAACTCATCTATTGAAAGCATGTTCTACCCCTAACTAGAACCCTGAAAATCCTGCGGAAACGCATCAGGGAATGCGCTTGTCGGATGGCCGTCCTATCCGCAGGCTATTTCTATTGACTTACGTCAATTTCACGCGGGGGTGAGATCCCCGCCACGCACTGCCGCTGGTTTTTCTGTGGCAAGGGCCAAGCGTCGTTCAGCCCGCAAAGTCACGAGGTTCTTCTGAAAATTATCCCCATCCGAGTCAGACATTTCCACAACAACGCCTTCGCGGTTGTAGATCATGTAAGCCTCGGAGAATCGGCCCACCTGGAACGTGTCAGCAGCCATGCCGATTGCCTGAATCACTGGCAATCCGAACAAGCGGGCTTGGCCTGCATCATTCACGCTGTACAGTGTTTGGCCTGCGGCAGTGGTGAACAGTTCGATTTCAATGGTGGCCCAGTCAGCAGGGTTCAGCACGATTGCATCGGCTGGGTAGCCAGCGGCGTACAGGTCGGCAATCACCTTGCGAATCAGAACCAACTTCTTGAAGGTGGTGCTGATAGCTGCGATGGCGGCGTTGCTGTAACCGTGCGCAGTGAAGTTGCCAGTGTCGTAGGTGCCAGAGATGTTCGGGGCAGTACCGTCACCAACCACCAACTGGGTGTCAACCTTCTGGTTCACGCCGTAGCGCATACGGGTGTTCACGTATGCGGCTAGCGCAGGAGCGTCAGCAGCCAACTGCTTGGAAATCTTGATCCAGTGGGCAACGGTGGACACAGGCATGTTCACCAGCGACCATGTGAGTGCGGATTCGGCCTTCTGCGCACCCTCTGCGGCTTCCGCTGCGGAGTTGGTGAAGGAGGCTTCTTTCGTGAACTCGATGGCGTTGCTGGATGTCGTTGTGCTGGGCAGCAAGGCTTCCATTGCGAACGGCAAGAATGCACCGCCGACGATACCGGCGTTGCGCTGTGGTGCCACGTTGGTGTCAGAGCCGACCAAAGTGTTCTTCACTTCGACGCGCAGCTTGTTCAAATTGCCGCCAGCGAACGCGCCGTAGTTGGCAGACTTGATGAACTGCTCACCCCAAGAGGAAACGCCTTTTTGCTCGGGTTGTGCTGTGGCTTTCTGCTCGATGCTGTTCAAGCGGTCAGCCAGTTCGCGCTGCTGGGTGCCGATGGCGTCCAGTGCGGTTTTGGTGTCGGCGGAGATTTGGCCGACTGTTTTTGCTTCGCCGTCAGCCTTGTCGGAAAAGGCTTTCAGTTTGGCTTCGATGCCGTCGAGGGCTTTGAGGATTGCGTCAGACATTTAAGTCTCCTATAAAGTAAAAAGCCCCAATGAAGGGGCCGGATGCAGGGAATTGCGTGATTTACGCGCAGAGCTTTTGGATGCGCTCCAAAATCAATGCCGTTTCGTCTGTCTGCGGTTGCGGGGAATCACTCCCTTTCACAATTGCGCGAACACGGGAAACAATCGCCATTGCTTCCCACTTGCCCAGCCCTGCATCACGCAGTAACCGTTCAATTTCTTTTTCGCTCTTGCACTCGGGCAAGAGGTTTTCAAAGTCGATGCTTTTGACCGTGGACAGGTCGATGCGGGCAGCGCTGTCAGCCGGGAACACCACGGGGCTGATTTCAGCCAGTTGCGACCACTTGCGAATGACGCGGCGACCATCCTTTTCGTCGTAGTCGCCTTTTTTCAGGAAACCGCCGATGCTCAAGCCGTCCAGAGTGCCGTGCTTCATGGCTGCACGCACATCGTTTGACATGGACAGTCCTGGTGTCAGTTCGCCCTTGACGTACAGGCCGGTGGAATCTTCACCGTAGTCAATCCACTTGCCCACCGGCATGTCCCACTGGTGGTTGAAGAACATTTTTGGGGCAGCAGACTTTAGCGTTTCAGAGAACGCGCCTTTGAGGATGGTGTCACCGTAGCTGTCGATGCCGTCCCACTTTGACGCATAGCCTTCAAAGGTGCCGGTGTCTCCCGCCATCTTGAGGTTCACATCGTCAAATTTCAGTGTTTTTTGGATAAGCATTTTGGTTCCTATTGCGCGATGTCTGCGCCTGTGCCGCCCGATGCCTGCACCTGACCAAGTTTGTCCAGCGGCAGCAGATTGCTCTGCGCTGTCAATGCGTCAGCCCCCGCCATAGGCGGCAGGTTTTCCAACTGACGGCATTCGTTGCGAGTCATCACGCCGTTTTGCACGTTCTTGGCGTACAGGTCGGCGCGTTGTGTTGGGTTGCCACGCAGAAGTGCGTCAAGAGCAAACTCCACGCTCATAAAAGAGCGCTGGTTGGCCGTCATCACGCGCTTGCGAGTGGCCTGTTCGATAGACACAAGCATCGGGCGAATGGATAGCTTGTAAAAACCATCCACGATCTGCTCGATGCCGCTGCCCCAGGTGGTCGTGTCGTTGTGGTGTACCAGTACAGGCGGCACATCGAACCAACGGCAGATTTCTGACACGGTGAAGTTGCGAGTCTCCAAAAGCTGCTGCTGCTCTGGCGACATGCTCAACTGCTCGTACTTCATGCTGGCTTCCAGCACAAACAAGCGGCTTGTACTGCCTTCGGCCATGCCTGCGAAGCTGTCTTTGATGTTCTTGCGTTGCTCTGGGTTCAAAACCTTGTCGATCATCAGAACACCAGTGGGTTTACCCCCGGTTCCGAACACTTTTGAGGCAGTTCCTTGGGCCTTTGCAGCCTCGTCGGTGGTGCTTCGCATGAACTCCAGCTTGCTCAAACCAACCGTTCCGTTGCCCAAGTTCTTGAGGTGCAGGACGTTTTGCTCTGACAAAACTGCAATGTTGTCGCCAAGCTGGTACTTGTAGACCATGCTGCCGTCGCCCAACACTTCAACTTCCACTTGGTCGGCTGGCATCGGCCAGAGTGCCAACGCTTCGCCCCGGCCATCGCGGTCAATTCGCGCGTAGGCGTTGCCGCGCAGGTCGTGGTTCAGCATCATCGCACGCCAAAACTCATAAGGCGTCATGCGCGAATTGGGCGATTCGTGCAACAGCGAGTACATACGGGAGTTGCGTGCCAGTTCGCGTTGACCGTTGCGGGTCGTGTAAGCAAAAAATGGCAGGCTGGCAATGGTGCTGGCGCGTCGGTCAATGCACGACCACACCGCACTGATCTGGAGCGCACCGTCCGGTGAAATGTTCCCCGAGTCGGGCACCAGGGCGATAGACGGCACCGGGTTCTGCGAACCAGTGGTTTCCGCTATCGCACCACCGCCAAACCAACGGGAAAACATATTAGCCACGTTGGTTATCCCGATATGAGGTTGTTGAGAAATTCATCTATGTTTTCCGATTCGTTTGGCATGACCCCGCAGGCCATCGCCAGCGCCACCATGCCGTCAATACGGCCACGTTGGTGTTTCTTGTCGAATTTGCGTGCACCTGAATCGCCAACTACTTTGGCGTTCTTGGCGCACATTTCCAAAATTGGATGGTTCCCGTGACGGAGTTGATTGCCCAGCAGCTTGACTTCCAGTGCGCGCAGCGCAGGGGTCATGCTGAGAGTGCCTTGCCCGTAGGGAACAAACTTTTCCAGTTCGGCATCACTGAAATTGGCCTTCACAAGCCAAGGTTTCAGATGCTCAAACAGCGCCCGGTCAAAGGCGACTTGCTGCACGTCGCAGCGGTCAAATAGCCCGCGCATGAATTCAGCGACAAACTCATATTCGATGGCCCTGCCCGGTGTGGTGTTCAAGTGCCCTTGCTTGGCCCACAGGTCGTAGGGCACGCGGTCTTTGCGCGCCTTCTCTGCCAAACCTTCTGCCGGTAGCCAGAACTCAGGGTGTACACCGCCGTCTTCGGTGACCAGCACCAGGGCGGTCAGGTCGTTGACGCTGGATAAGTCCAAGCCGCCCCAAACTTTGGCCTTTTCAATCGGCCCGCACTCTGCCCCGTTGCCGCGCCAAACTGACTGCGACACGAACGGGCTTTGGGCCTCCACGCGCATGTTCAGAATCAGGTTCCGAAACTCGGGCTCATTGGCGGGCATTTCCATCGCGGATTTGCACTGCTTTTCAATGTCGTCAATGGAGCGGAACTTACCCATCGCAGGGTTGGCCGCCGCCCATGCCTTTTTGTCGTCCAGTGCGCAGTCAGCCGGTGCTTCGTACACATGGCACACCACCCGTGGGTCTGGTGCATTGCGCTGTGCGTCAATCCACGTACTCAGCAGATCGGCGTCCGTTGGTGCCTGGGTGCTGATCGTGATTAGAAGCGGGTTTTCGTAAGCACCCTGCGCAGAGGTGATTGCGGAAACAAACTTGTCTGTCGGCCCTACGATCTGGCCGGTTTCGTCCAAGATGGCCAGTATGGGTGAAAGCCCGTGGGCGGTCTTGCCTTCTGCGGAGAGCGCCCTGTAGAGCACGTTTTTTGACAGGCCAATCAACCGCTTGCCCGATGGTTGAATCCGCACCAGCTTGGAGAGCTTTGGCGACATTTCAATCATCTTGCGGGCCAACTCAAACACCACCGCAGCCTGCTCTTTGGACTGCGCACCAGACACGATCTGGCTGTTCTGAACCGCCTCTGGGCCGCACAGGTGCGCAAGCAGGATTCCGCCAATGAGCGCGGTCTTGCCGTTCTTACGGGCGATGCTCAGAATGGCCGTGTGCGTGCGCAGCGGGTTGTCGTAAATGTCGCAAATGAACTTGCGCTGGAACGCTTCCAACACGATTGGCTTGCCGATGTGCTGGCCTTCTGGCGCGAGGCAGTATGTCTCAATGAACTCGCACACCTTCTCCCCGCGAGTCATCTTGCTCACGGGTTTCGGTTTGCGAGTTGCCATCACGCCAACAGTTCGTCGTCCTCAAGTTCCTCACGGAGCTTGCGCGATTGCTGTTCCACTTTTCGTTTTCCAGCGGAGTCCCTTGGGTCTACGTTTGCTTTGCCGGTGAGGCCCAAGGCCCGCATCAAGGCCATTTCCCGCCTCGCCAAGCCCTCCAAGACCGACACGCGGGGGTTCATAACCATTGTGCCTCGGGCGTTCTCTATGACCGTTCCTTCGGCGTCCAGCAGTTCTTGCTGTTTTTCCAGGTCGGCCATCGAGCGGGCAAGCTGGGCACCGATCACCAAATGGGCCTCTGTCCATTCGTCCACCGACTTGGCGGCGTAGACACCCGGCCAAAAAGGTTTGTCTTGCGGGCGCAGCGCAACGTGGGCTGGCGGCTGGGGGATTCCCTTGGCCGCGTTGACCATCGCCTTTACAGCACTGGTTGCGCTGTTGGCGTCGTGGGTTTTCTTGGTTGCCATATAGCTACCAAACTACTTTTCCGTCTGGTGTGAATTTGGTTGTTTCTTGGTAGCCCCTGTCCTTCGCCGTCTTAATAACGTGGCACTCATGACACAGCGGCTGGGCGTTTTCCACCTCATAGNTGCCGCCCGCTTCTAGGGGTTTGATGTGGTCAACTTCTGTAGCAATGCGCGTGACGCCTTTCGCCGCGCAGTGCCTGCAAAGTGGTTCAGCGCTGAGAATCAAACGCCGCCAATTACTCAACTTGCGGCCTGTCCAGCGCACCGCGCTAGAGCCGCCGTAGGTTTTCTTTCGCCAGAGTTTCAGCGCTATAGAGTCGGCCATAGGGTTTACCTTTCGGCTGGTCGAACCTTTAGCACCGCGCCTGATGCCGGTGGTGCAGTCGGGGGAAAGTTCCACGCCATTTCCCCCTGGCGTGCCGCATCAGGTTTGCGGAGTGATGGGGGTGAGTATTGGGTGCGGGGCAGATACTATTTTTGCGCTAGGCAACAGGGAGTGACTTATCGCCCGCGCATTCTGTACTTCGCCTACATAACCATTTTGGTTACAGGCACCGAAGCCTGCGCAAGCGAAGGTTGGACTTATGCGTATTCGCGCTCCAGTTGCCGTAATTATCACAGTTTGGTAGAAATCTCCAAACTCCCTTTATTTAGTTTCTCAGGCTTCGCGCGCGGGACGAAATATGGTCGGAAATTGGGGGCACGCATTAAATCAAAGG